GTGACGATCATTGGAGTGTCGGCTGCTCAAGGCCAGGTATTTGCTGCTGCACAGGTTCCACCGGCTCCACTCCTACTGCCCTGCCATCTGGCCCACGCACAAAGCGCTTAGGCGACTTCAGCGTAGCCATTACATCGCCCATGCGACCCATTGCCTCGCCGTGCATATTCGCCATGCGGTCGTGCAGGTTAGCCATGTGGCCCAGAGCCATGTTGACGTTGCCGCCCAAGTCTTGAGCGATCTTTTCGCTGACCGCCTGCTGTGCTTCGAGCATGGGGATATCAAGGCCTGGGTTTGCCCCAATCCTTGCCACCATGATCCGTGTCGCAGCCTCAAGCTCTGTTTTCCAACGCTCGTACTGCTCTTTTTGCGCCAGTTCCTGCACCTTGAACTGTGCCTCCTGCTGCTGGCGCTGGGCCTCCATCTGCTGCCGCTGCGCCTCAATCTGCGCTTCTGCCTGCAACTTCATCTGCTCGATTTGCATCGTGGACTGCATCTTGGCCTGCTCAAGCTGCTGCTGCATTTGGGCCTTTTGCTGCTCCATCTGCGCATCGGCCTGCGCCTGCTGTTGTGCGGGATCAGGCTTGGGTTGTCCGGCAGACTTCTTCAACTGATCCATCGCTTGATCCAGCGCACCCTCAATGCTGCGAGCTTGCTTAAACGCACCCACGCCATACTTGAGTAGTTCCATCATCATCGGAATCATCTCAGGGCTGCGCTCGCCCACCGGCAACGCTTGCGTGAGGAAATTGCTGTAAGTGTTCAAGAACTCCAGCCGATCCTGCTTCATCTGGTTTTCGTCGAGCTGAACCAATGAATCAGACGCAACCTCAATGCGGAAGTTGCGTAGCGGCTTGTCTTTAAGCAACTGCAACGCCTGCGGGATCAACTGCTGGTCGGCAGGCTGCATTTGTTGCGCGGCTGCGTAAGCCAGAATGGTCTGCGGCTGGAACTTGCTGCAAATGATCTGCGCCTTGAGCCGGATCAACTCCGACGCATACAGCGCCACATCTTCCTGCAACGCCCTCAAGCGCAAGCCAGCGTACTGACCCTTGATCTGCTGTGCGGTCGCAGTCTCTGAAGCATACGACGCACCACGAATGATGTCCGAAATGCCCGTTATCTCGTAAATCTGCTGCTTAATGTTGTCTCGCGCCTGATAACACTGCATCAGGGCAGCAGCCAACGTATCGAGCGGCAGCAGGTCAATTGACCCCTTCAAGCCACCCTTTTCGCCAAACGCCATCCACTTGTCGACGGGAATCAGGCTGTTGTTGTCGCCTTCTGTCATTAGACGCTGCAACGCAGGCTGGCTTGCGTCATACACGCCACGCACCCGCAGAGACTTCACCAGACCGTCTATGCGGTCGCTGAGAATGTCTAGTTCGTTGGCTTGATCTTGGTAGAGAACAAAGTCGGGAACCGGCACAAGGCTGTCTGAGGTCGTCGTGGCATACAACGGCTTGGGGCAGGGGAAGAACCCTTCCAACTCCAGCGGATCATCACGCTCATCGATGAACACCGGCACAGACCGAGACAGCCAATAAACCTTGTTGGTTTCCTTGTCCCACAACTCGCAAATCTTTGCGCGGTTGTAGGATTTCTTGGACTCGTTGTAAGCGTTAAGCGGCTCCGGCCCTTGGTCTAGCGGGATTGCCTTGGCTTTTTCCTCGCCAAAGCGTTCTGCGAGAGCCTCATAAGTCATGTAGACCCAACGCCATACGCAAGTGACTTCTTCCCACGTTCTGGCGGTCGAGTGACCAAAATCACGCCAGTGAACGTAGTCTACCGGCGCACATTCGTACTCAATCTGCTCCGGCATCTCGCCATCTTCGCCCTGCTTGATATCCTCAGTGACCTGCAAGCCATCGTCACCAATGCCCTGCGGCGCAACGTGCGGCTCGTACCGCGCCCATGCCACGCCACGCCCACCGAGAAAGCGATCTTCCACGCTGTGACGCATGGTTGAGCGAAAGTCAGGGTAATGCTCAATCTCAAAATCAATGGCGCGTTCGATCAACAGTGAAGCCACACGGCTTACCGGATCGTTGTCACCAAAACGGCGCGATACATCGGCGCTTGGCAGCTTGGCGTACACGGCAGGAACCAACGTCTGGATGTTGCTCCACAGGATGTTGAACTTTGCCGTCTCATTACCAGACTGGCCGCGAGTGTCGTCACGATACCGCTTGAGGATCTTTTTGGTTCGCGTCGTCCACTTGGCAAACTCGTTGTCATACCCGCCAATGATGGACAAGTATTTTTCTACGCCAGTGCTACGAATCGGTTCCATTACTTACGCTCCAAAATCTTAAGGTGCTTTTCCTCACCGGGAAATACAACAAAGTTGCGAGTGCCTTTCTTAGCATCGCGTGAACCAGCGTCAAGGTACTTGATGCCTGGGATGCCCATTTGACGCAATCGTTCAGATGCAACATTCGCTGATTTATCAACACCTTGGGAAAATTCTGTATATAAATCTGCCCCGTTTTTGCTTTCGTACCAATCACGAATGTTGTGAATTTCATTGTGATCTATTCCGGGTGCAAGTTTTTCTAATTTAACCCAATTATTGGTAGCAATATCGTTGTTCTTTATCCCTTTGCCGTTCGAAATTACCATTTCATCTGGCCCATGAATCATTTTTTGAGCCAATTCTTTCGCTTTTGGCGGCAATTTGTCTAAATATGATGCTTCCATTTCATCAACGTATGCCGTAACCCCATTTTCCCGCAAAGCATTTTTTACAGTATCGGACTGCTCACTTAACGGCTTGTCCCAATCCAGCATCCGTTCAATGTGTTCGTCAGGCAGGTCTACGGTGTAGAGGGAGCCTTTGTTTGGCTTCATGCCTCCGGCAGCTTTAATTGCTTGCAATTTTTCCAAATCATTAGCAGCCATTTTTGTTGCTGGAGAATTGCTGTTTACAATTTCTTGTGCTTTGGCAATTGCAGCGTCAACGTCACCTTTTCTCGCCAACACTTTTACATTTAAGTGTTGAAGAATAGACGGATCAAAAACTTTATCGCCTACTAAAAAACCATCTGATGAGATTATTTTTTGATATTCACCAGCAACATTAGGATTTTCAGCCAAATAAAGCCCATGCCCGTAAGCCTGCGCACCCTCGCCAGTGCCAATCTTGCTTGCGTCAAACTCACCCAGCGGGTTGTTCGCAGTCGGCGGGAATCGGTGCGGTGTGCCGTGAGCCACAATCAGTTCTTGCATGACAGGCTTTGCCAAACCCTTTGCCAACGTCTTTAAAAGGTTGCGCGGGTTGATGTTCTCGCCCACCACCTCGCCAAACCCCGCAGGGCTGGATGCCGCCTTTTCGCCCATCTGTTTCAGCACATCGGCAATCATCGACGGGTTACGGGCAATGGTCATCACATCGGATGCCATCTCTTTGCCCGTCTCAATTGGGGCAGTGACCATCTGGCCCATGCCCTCGACTTGATTTGCAAGACCCTTGCCTATGCCTGCGCCGGTCTCACTGATGCGGTCGAGCAATGACATTGTAGGCTGCTGCGTAGGGGCTTGCATGGCCGTAATCTGCTCTGGCGACAAATCACCTAGATTAGGTTTGCGCTGCTGGTAGGCCAGCGCCAACGCCATGCGTTCCTGCGGAGTCATTTCAACCCTCGTTGCGTTTGCTGATTGCGTGAGCCTTGGCGCGAGCATCTTCCTTGCTCGATGCGCCCCACGCCCTCAATGCCAGCGCCAGCCGTGTCGGCTTGCCATCCTTTTCCATCGGGCCTGCCACGTTCCCCATTCGCGCCAGAAACGATGCGCGTCGAGGGTTATCGCCAGACTTCACCGGAGCCTTGAGAGTGCCACCAGTCTCGCGGTGATAAGACGCACGGCCCTTTTCGTTGAGGCCACCCTTGGGGTTCTTGCCCTCGCTGCGAGTCCATGCGGCTGTCACTTCTTGTTCTCCGGCTTTGCGGTCTTTGCTGCCTGTTTAAAGTCAGCCGCAGACGGCCTGCCTTCCTCGCCTGCACGTTTCATGCGCTCACCGGAACCGGCTTTGATGCGTTCTTGTTTAGCAAGAATGTTGGCGTACAGGCCTGGCTTGTTCATGGTCAGGCC